ACAGCGATGGGAAGCCTGGCAGCATCTGTCTGGTCTGTGCTGGCACCCATTCTCCCGGTTGTCGCAGCCCTGGCAGCGGTGGCCGGAGTGTTCTACATCGCCTGGAAAGGCAACTTCCTCGGTATCCGGGATGCTGTTGCTCTGGCCTTCGACAATATCAAAGCAGCCTTCAATACGATGAAACGACCGTTCCTGCTGTTGTGGGATACGGTCAAAAATGTGTTTGGTAGCTTGATCGATGCGGTACGTAGCTGGTACGAGTCATGGAACGGTGCGATGTCTGGCGCATCGTCGCCGCTGGTTCAGTTCATCGATACAGCTTCCTACGGGATCGGTTATCTCTACGGCTTGTTCTTCCGTTTCCTCGAATGGGTGCAGCCAGCCTACCAGGCTGCATTCGAGATCATCAAGCAGATTGTGGTCACTGTTTGGGATGCTATTTCAGGTGTCTTTCAGGTCGGCTTGGCGCTGATCCGTGGTGACTGGGATGGTGCCTGGGATGCCATGAAAGAGACAGCCTCCCAGCTCTTCGCCAACCTGAAAGTTCTGTTTGAACGCTATGCTGCGTTCTACAGCACCATCTGGAGTATGGTTGGCGAATACATCACCACAGCATTCACCTGGGTCTGGGATCGGTTGAAGGCTGGTTTCTTCGGACTGATGAATTTCTTCGTCGAAGGGATCAACAGCCTTACCAGTGCTTTGAGCCTGATCCCCGGAATCGACATCCCTGCCTTGGAATCCTTCGGGAAAACCGATACCGGTGACTTCTCGTCCGGCACATCCAGCTTCGTGAGCAACGCCATCAGCAGTGTCAACCACGGCAACCGGTCGGTGCAAATGGACCGTTCGATTCACGGGATTTCCCTGAATGTGAACACACCTGCAGGTGCGGACACCGCTTCGCTTCGCGAAGCCTTCCTGCAAGCCCTCGAAGAGTTGGCTGGGCAATCGGACGGCATCGAGGAGGTCGTCATCGATGTTGGGTGAACTGCTGCAGACCCTGACCAATGATCGACCTGTTGATGTGATGCTGGGTGACCTGGTGCTCCCGGTCCCACCCCGCAAGATGCGCATCCGCCAGGCGGCGAAGATCGACGAGATCGAAGTGCCGGGCCGCAATGGCAAGGTGAAACAGGCCGTCGGCTACGAATCCGCCGAGATCTCCATGCAGCTCGAGGTGTGCGACCGGGAAGTTGGCGGGGCCGTTGTTGAGACCGCCAAGGAACGTGTCGAGACCCTGACCGCCCTGTTCAAACCCGAGCAGACCGCTGTTCCCCAGGTAGTGCCGATTGTCAGTGAACTGACCGAGCTGTTTCGGGTGCGGGACGTGTTGATCCGCGATCTCGAAGTGGCTGAGAATGCTGACTTCGGCCACTACGACGTGACCATCACCTTGGCCGAGTTCGATTCCAGCGAGAACCAGGCTGCAGATGCACTGGCAGGTAATGGCGCGGATGGATCGAGCGCAGATGGGGCTGACTCGGGTTCTTCTACCTCGGTAGATCCAGAAGTGTCAGCGTTCGAACGCGGGTTCTCGGCAGGGCATGGCGGTGCACCATTCCAGCCGGGGGTGGACAATGGCTGACTTGCAGCGACCGCGCATCTCTGTCTTGATCGAAGGTAGTGACTTCGCGCCATCGGTGCAGTCGTTCACGGTGGTGGCTGACCTGCGTGAACCTGCGGTGACGGTTGATCTGGCTATCGAGGATCTGCTGAAAGCAAAGGGACCGCAGATCAAGCGCGGTATGCCCCTGAAGGTTTTCTGGGGATACAGCACTGATGCGATGATCGAGTTGTTTCGTGGTGTCGTGCGGGATGTGGATGGAGCACGATCACCATTGCAGGTCAAAGGAATAGACTACAACGCGATCCTCGCTGCGAAACGAATCACGGCGACCTACCAGGACGAGACTGCAGAAGGAATCATTCGGGCAATCCTGGCAGAGTTGGGGTTGATGGTGGATGCAGTTGAGTCGGGTATGGTCATCGACCGTCTGCCATTCTTCAACGTGACCCTTCGTGAAGCGGTCGGTACTGTGACCGCCATGGTTCGCAAGCAGAGTGGTGAATCTTGGTACGATCACATCCGGAATGGTGTGCTGCATTGGGGACCGCCGGATTACGATCAGCAGCCGGTGCATGCATTCCGAACAGGTGTGGATGTGCTGGCTTTTCGCAGGTCGGAAGCCGGTTTGAGTACGCTGACATCGCTGATTGTTCCGGTGCAGACCGCACAAATCGTCACAGTCGATGGCGACCGTTTCCATGTCATCCGGTCTGAATATCGCTGGTGTGATGGTGGACGAACCATCCTGGGATTGGAGGATTGTCCATGAACGACCGCTCCCTGGCACCCGCGATCAAACGCATCGTCGAGATGGTCCGGCCGGATCTGTCGGCCTATATGCGGTTCCCGGTTCAGGGGGAAGTGAAGGCGGTAGATGTCGAGCACTACACCTGCGATGTACAACCGTTGGATGAGCTGCTTCCCCCACTGCCCGCTTGCCGGATGCTTTCCCCTTGGGCGACAGCGACGATGCGATTGGTGGTGCTGCCTGCTATTGGGGATCAGGTCCTGGTCGGGTTCGAAAACGGTGATCCGGATAAACCGTTCATCCTCGGATTTTTACCAGATCAGGGACCACAAGGCAGCTTGCTTATCGAAGCGGAAACCGCCAGGATAACCATCGATCAGGATGGTGTCGTGTGCATCGAGTCGGAATCACAGGTGCATGTCAACGCACCCCAGATCGACCTGGGAGCGGAAGCGGCTGAGGCGATGATCAAGGGAAACACGTTCCAGCAGCTCTTTAACGCTCATCAGCATATCGGCAACCAAGGTGCTCCGACATCGACACCGGTGCAGCCATTGAATGGATCGGAACTGTCAGAAGTGACGAAGACAGAATAGACATGTCGGGGTGGAGCAGCGGTAGCTCGCCGGTCTCATTCGCCGGAGGTCGTGGGTTCGAATCCCTCCCCCGCCACCAACGCTACAACAGGTGAAGAAATGTCCCTTAACGCAGACAGCCTGAAGTCACTGATCCAGCAGAAGAAACAGCAACGCATGGACGGTATCGATGCGTCCGATCCGGCGAATGCCGACCAGGTTCGTGACGCCAACGATCTCGCCCTGGCAGAAGCCATCGTGCAGCATATCCAGGAAAACCTGATGGTCAAGCTGCCATCTGGAGAAGTGGTGATTGCGGTGGTCGGCCAAGCGACAGGAACGATGAACAGCGCACCTCTTGATTGCTCGGTTGAGTAGGAAAGAATGGATGCAAATGGGTGAGAAAATGGATACCCATTACCTAGGAAAAGACATCGCCTTTGATGCGGACGGTGACTTGATGGTGACTCCGATTGGTGACGTGGCGGTTGTCTCCGGTGTGGACTGCCTGCTTCAGGATGTGCAGGACCGGTTGCGGACTTTGCCCTCCGATCTCTGGAAACATCCTGAGTTCGGATGCGATGCCAACCGTCTGCTGGGCGCACCGGATACACCATTGAATCTCGCTCTGGCGCAACGTGCCATCCGCATAGCCATGGAGGATGAACCTCGCATCGATCCCAAAACCCTGCAAATCAAGGCAGACCGATTCAGCAGCGAGGAGAAGGTATTCACGATCCAGTTCAGGTCGAAGGGGTCGGACACGCAGCAGAAACTGGTGGTCGGGTTTGGACTCAAGGACATGACGGAGGTGGCCGGTGGCTGACCAGATCCCCCCGACAAGAAGCCTGTCCGAGATTGAAAACGACCTTTTCACGGAAGTCGCTGATCACACTCCCTTCACCAATTTCAATCTCGGTGCGGGTATCCGTCACCTGCTGGAAATCCTGGCGAAGGCAATCTATGACCTGTACGGCCTGCTGACGACGGTAACCAACCAGTCGTGGGTAACAACTGCCACCGGAAAATGGCTCGACCTGAAGGTGCGGGAAATCGGTATCCAGCGCCGGGCAGCGGTGAAAACCCAACTGCGATTGACATTCAGAACGTCGACTCCTGCTGGCAGCGATATCACGATCCCCATCGGCACGATCTGCAAATCACGCAAGGACAGTCTGGGCAACGAGTACCGATTTCTGACGACAGAAACAGGATTGATCGAAGAAGGATCAAGCGAAGCCAGTGTACTTGCTGAAGCTGAACTTCCGGGTAAAGCCTGGAATGTGGCTGTGGGTTCGATCACCCGCATGGTGACCAAGATCAATGGTATCGCCTCGGTGTTGAACGAGGAACCACTGGTCCGTGAAGGTGCTGATAGCGAATCCGACGAAGCCCTGCGGCAGCGGGCGATCCTGACCTGGGATACGCTTGGTCTCGGTGGTACCCGCAAGGCATACCAGGCATGGTCGATGGCGATTCCCGGCGTTCGTGCGGTCAGCATTCTCGATGACTTTCCGTTCGGGCCGGGAACCGTTGGTGTGGTCATCCTCGGTGAAGAAGGTGTGCCGTCACCGCAGCTTCTCTACGATGTCCAGACCTACATCGACGCCCGCAAACCCCTGACCGCCGATGTTCGTGTGATCGCGCCGGTGCTTGTGGAAACCACCATTGCCCTGACCATCACCCACTTCGCGGATGTCGATCCGGTCGCTCTGGATGCTGCAATCCGGGCAAAGATCGACGGGTTCAGCGGCGCATTGGAACTGGGCGAAGGATTGGTTCGAGCGCGTCTGGTTCAGCAAGTGATTGCAATCCCTGGCATCTACAACGTCGAAGTGACCGCGCCGACTGCCGATATCACGCTTCCTGCCAACCAGTTCCTCGACATTACCAGCGTTGATCTGGCCCTGCGAATCAAGGGCCGCATCTACCAGGATAGCCTGATCCAGGGATCAGGTGGCAGCCAGACCCTGCCGGGCAACGCAATTCCGGCGGTATCACGCGAGCTGTTCACGCTGGAGGAAAATCCATCATGAGCAGCCGGATCGGCAGTTATCTCTGGTGGCTGAGTGCAGCCGTCCGCAAGCGAAAGTCGCAGGACGAATCGACCTGGGGACAGTTGCTGGACGCGATCGGCACAGTGCTGGACCAGGCACACGACTCGTTACATATCAGCCGTCGTCGCCGCTTCATTCTCAATCCCGACCAGGCAGCCACCTACGGCGAGGAATACCTCGATGTGGACCCGCTCGATCCAGAAGGATTGACCGCGCTCGATGCCTTCTACCTGTCCGATGATCGCACGGCCGATCTGGATCGCCATGGTCGGGATCGAGGGCTATCGCGATTGCCGGGAGAAGACAACTCGGCTTTTGCTTGGCGGATGGCCACACACCCGCATCGGGCACGGTTCTTCGGCACAGCCTCCGGAATTAAATACGTGGTCGAGATGCTGTTCGGCTTGTCCTGCACGCAGGTCGTCGAATACTACGCCGATCGTCAGAGCTGGTTTGTTCTGTCAGTAAAAGATCAACCGGCCTACGCCGAGGAAATGTTATCGCACTTGTTCAGTGCTGCCGACCAAGTGGCCTATCCCGGTTACGGCCAGACCCGTGTCTATTCGCGTTCCGATCTGTCCACGGCGTTCCACTTCTGGGTCCGAGTCGATAACCCCGACTATGTCGCCTTCGATCCGGACGCCCTGATCGAGATCATCAACCAGACCAAACCCGCCCACACCAGGGCGGTTGTGCATATCGTGGAGTAGTCGATGCAGCGGTACAGACCTTTTTCCGGCGACAAACCTACCCTCGAAGATCTCGAGTTCAACCAGGACGGTCTCGAGGCAGCTATCCTGAGCCGCCAGTCCGAAATGTTCAGCGATGGCATCGTCTCTGGTCTTGAGGTGATTAAGGATGAGGGTGGCTACTATCTGGAGCCGGGTGTCGCCTTCATCGCTGGTGAACGGATCGAGGTCAAGGAAATCAAAGACCTCGGTATCGAACCAGGT